CATTAGAAGGTTGGTTGTTAACTGCTCAACATTATAGAGATCAAGGAATAGTTGACAGTTTACTGAAAGCTAAATTCATTAAGGAGATTAAATAATGAGAACATCTAAAAGTTATGTAATGACAGTTGACGTTAACTCAGCAGCTGATATGGAAAAACTAAACATCATCAAGCAAGCTGTAGCAATCACTAACGAAAATCGTGCTAATAAGAAACGCGTAGTGCTTCGCGGTCGTAAACCGCTAGTTAAGATGCCTACACCGGGTGGATACTTTCATCGTGGATCATTGCGTCCAGTGTCATATGATTGGGCAGGTAACATCGTCGGTGGCATTAAGAATGCAACTAAGTTAGATGTTTATATCTATAGGAGATAATATGGCTAAGCAACAAGAATTATTTGAAGACACATCACATTTAGTTAAAGACTTTGTCGATGATCACTCAGGAAACATGACAGATGAAGTCATCGATTATATCAACGAACGCTTGACTGAAATCTTCAATGATGAAGAAGTCGATGACTTTGATCTTATGACGCAGATGGCGGATGAGTTGATGAAAAGCGTTGGTAAAAATTTACAAATAACACCCGAAGAATGGACATAGATGGCAGAAGTTTATGATATTTTAGAAGATCTTGCGGCTAACCCTTCGAGGAACTATAAGATAGCTAAGCTGCAAGAGCATGAGAATAACAAAGTGTTACGCGAAGTGGTTCGATTAGCGTTGGATCCATTTACGCAGTTCTATATTAGAAAAATTCCAAAGTATGAAGCAACTGGGAGTGGTTGTCTTCTGCAAGCGATGGATAAACTGTTTGAGTTAAGCAGCCGTATCGTAACTGGTAATGCTGCAATAGAACACCTCACTCAGGTCCTTGAATCACTCTCTCCGACTAATGCTAAGGTGCTTGAACGCATCATAGCCAAGGACCTGAAATGTGGTGTATCTACGGCTACAGCCAACGAAGTTTGGATGGGCCTTATATTAGATTATCCTTGTATGCTAGCATCACAGTACGATCAGAAGTTGGTCGATAAGATCCAGTGGCCAGCATACGTACAGTTAAAACTTGACGGCATGAGGTTCAATGCCGTCGTTCGCGACAATCAGGTGGAGTTCAAGTCTCGCAATGGTAAGACGATCGACTTGTTAGGAAACCTCGAAGCAGAGTTCATTGAGCTTGCAAATGGTATGGACGTGGTGTTTGACGGTGAGCTACTCGTTGCAGACGAAGATGGTTATCCATTGAACAGGCAAACGGGTAATGGTATCCTTAACAAAGCATTGAAAGGCACCATATCACCTAAGGAAGCATCGATGGTGATCGCTACATTATGGGATCATATTCCATACATGTACTTCATTTCAGGTGAGTGTCCTACATCATATAAAGAACGATTTGCAAAGTTTAAATGGGGAATAGATTTCCCTAAAAAGATCCAATTGGTGCCTAACTTCATCGTAGAAAATATCGATGAGGCACAAGCCAAGTTCAAGGAGTATTATGACATTGGTGAAGAAGGAATTATCCTCAAGGATATACATGCTCCTTGGGAAAATAAGAGATCTAAGTCTTTGATTAAGTTCAAAGGTGAATTAGAATGTGATTTAAAGATCGTCGATGTTGAAGACGGCACAGGTAAGTATGAAGGTATGTTGGGTGCCCTCGTCTGTGAATCAGAGGATGGCGTTATTAAAGTTAAAGTAGGGAGTGGATTTAACGATGAAGATCGCGCGAAGATTAAAAAGCAAGATGTCCTCGGTAAGGTGGTGGCTATCAAGTACAACGCTCGTATTAGGAGCAAACACGAAGATGAGAGTTTATTCCTCCCAATCTTTGTGGAGATCCGTGAAGACAAAGATAAAGCAGATTCGTCTAGGAGTATAAAATGAAAGTAAAGAAAACACTAAATGATATCATAGTTGACGACTTATTATATCAAAAACAAAGCATCATTGATTATAGAACATCAGTCATTTCAGGTATCGAAGATTTTGATGATCCTATCTTAAATGATGAAGAGATCATTCCAGCAATAGATAAGCTTATTGAATACTATAGAGGTTATCGAAATGGGTAAGATGAAAGAACTATTTACGGTGGAAGATTCTATAGCACAAGAAGTGGAGATTAGATTAATGGAACGCATCGACCAATCTATCAAAGATCGACAAAAGAAACATACATTGTGGAGATTGTGGGCTAAAGCGTTAGGTGAGAAAGCATCTGATTGTGATAGAGAGTCTGACAAAGTAGCCGTAGTTAGGACTATCATAGCTGGCATAAATCTAATCACGTGTATATTCATTGTAGCTGGCATATTGAGGCATTGGTAATATAATTATACGAAATAAGTATAAACAAAGTCTTATCTGCGGCATAAATATAAGACCTACTTCAATAAGGAGCGATCATGAAATACTTGACGCTTTTACTATTACCTCTAGCTGTATATGCAGCTGAGGAACCTGATGAATATTTGGTATATCAATATAATGAGAACGTGCGTATCGTTTTATCAAACGCTGAGTGTCCTAAACAATATGGTGGTAAACGAGCCGCAGCACAAAGGATTGACAAACATTATCTTAAAGGCTGTTGGGTTAATGACCCAAATATTAAGGGTAACATCAAGATCCAATGGATTGGTGGAGATTCATCCACATTCCCAGTTACTAACTTTTATCCAGTTAAAGAATAAATGTACTTTAAATACCTTTAATGGTATAATTATATTATGAGTAAATTCTATACAAGCGTCATCAAGTGGGGTGACAAGCTATTGTTTCGTTATGTAAATAATGGACAATCATACCGTTCTAAGGTATCATTTCAACCAACCTTATATGCTGCATCCTCAAAGGCAGATACTTCTACAGAGTGGAAAACACTTGAAGGTAAACCAGTTTATCCGATAAAGATGGAAAGCCTTCGCGAAGGCAAAGAATATCTTGAGAAGTACAAAGACGTCGAAGGTTTTGAATTCTTTGGCAACGACCAATTCCAATATCAATTCATCTCACAAGAATATCCAAATGAAATTAAGTGGGACAAAGATCTAATCAAGATCTATACCATCGACATCGAGACTGCAACTGAAAATGGTTTTCCTGAACCAGACTTTGCAAACGAAGAGATCCTACTTATCACAGTCAAAGATAATAATCATAAGCGTCTAGTTACATTCAGCACACGACCTTATGAAAATACCCGCACAGATCTCAAGTACATTCAAAGTCCTGATGAAGCAACCATGCTTAGAGCATTCATCTACTTTTGGATGGAGAACTATCCTGATGTAATTACTGGATGGAATACTCTCGGCTTTGATATCCCTTACTTGTATAATCGAATCACTAAGATCATCGGCGAATCATTTGCTAAGAAGCTATCACCGTGGGAAGAAGTATTCCCTATCAAAGTATCTCTTGGTGGTCAGCGTGTTGTATCTGGCAATTCACCTGAAGAGACTGTTAACTCATACAATATTTTTGGTATTGCCGTATTAGATTATCTTAAACTATATAAGAAGTTTACGTATACAAACCAAGAATCATACAAGCTTGACTACATCGCTGAGGTTGAACTAGGTGAGAACAAGCTTGAGAATCATTATGATAACTTTAAAGACTTCTACACCAAAGATTGGGATCGATTTGTTAAGTATAACATCCATGACGTAGAGCTAGTTGATAAACTAGAAGACAAAATGAAACTCATAGATCTTGTCTTTACTCTAGCATACTCTGCAAAGATTAACTTTGATGATGTGTTTTCACCTGTAAAGATGTGGGACATGATCATCTACAATTACCTAAACAAACGTAAGATCGCTATACCATTAAAGATTCGTAACTCTAAGTCTGAGACATTTGAAGGTGCTTATGTTAAAGAAACCATCAATGGTATGCATAAGTGGGTTGCATCGTTTGACCTTAACTCTCTGTATCCGCATCTTATCATGCAGTATAACATGTCACCTGAAACATTAACAACACATCGCATCGATACTAACGTGACTAAGCTGCTTGCTGCAGAACCTATGAATATTCCAGTTGGCACTACTGTCACAGCAAATGGTTGGTGTTATAGCAAAGAAGAGAAAGGTTTCTTACCAGCTTTGATGGAAGAGATGTATAACAATCGATCTAAGTTTAAGAAACAGATGTTGAAGTGTGAACAAGAATACGAGAAGACAAAAGACCCTCAACTTCTTAAAGACATCTCTCGTCTTAAGAACTTACAGATGGCAATGAAGATCGCATTGAACTCAGCTTACGGTGCAGTAGGCAATAAATATTTTAGGTACTTCGATCTACGTATTGCAGAAGGCATCACAACATCTGGTCAACTGTCTATTCGATGGATGGCTAACAAGCTCAATGACTTTATGAATAGGACATTGAAGACTGATAAGGATTATGTGATAGCTATCGATACTGACTCAATCTATCTATCGCTTGAAGATCTAGTTGAGAAGGTATGTGCTGGTAAATCGACCGAAGAAAAGATTAAGTTCATGGATAAGACATGTGAACAAGTCATCCAACCATTCATCGATGGTGGATACCAAGAACTCGCAACATACATGAATGCTTATGCACAAAAGATGCAGATGAAACGAGAAGTACTTGCTGATAAAGGTATTTGGGTTGCGAAGAAACGTTACATATTAAACGTACACAATTCCGAAGGAGTGCAGTATGCGAAACCTAAGATTAAAGTTATGGGCTTGGAGATGGTTAAATCGTCGACACCTGCAGTCGTCCGCAAGAAACTCAAAGATGCGCTCGAGGTCATCTTGTACGAGGATGAGAAGGCAGTACAGACTTTCGTCAAGACCTTTAAGAAGGAATTTTTCAAGTACAGCGTTGAGGATGTCGCTTTTCCTAGATCGATATCTGACATAGATAAGTACACTGGTACACCGATCTATAAGAAAGGCACACCAATCCATGTACGTGGTGCATTATTATTCAATCACCATATCAAACGTTTAGGTTTAACTAAACAGTATGAACCAATAACAAACGGTAATAAGATTAAGTTTGTATACATTAAAGACCAAAATCCATTTAACGAGAATGTCATCTCATTCAACTCTGTGCTGCCTAAAGAGTTTGGTCTGCACGACTTTATTGACTATGATTTACAATTTGAGAAGGTATTCCTTGATGCATTACAAATCATCCTTGAACCCATTGGTTGGAACACTGAAGAGATCTCTGATCTTAGTGCTTTCTTTGGGTAGTACTGGCTGTGTAGCATTATTAGGTGGAACTTATCAGACTGCAGATGTAGTTAGTACAGGAGCAACAGCAGTATCATATGGTACAACTGGTAAAGGTATTACGGACCATATAGTAAGTGAAATAACCGGCAAAGATTGTCGAGCATTAAACATTTTAAAACATAAAGACGTATGTGAGGTAGAGTATGACTATAGAAGCGGTTTACGAGCAGTATATGTCATTAACGAACAAGTTAATGACAGAACAGACGGATCCACTGCAGGTGGCTGGAGTCCTAATGGCACAAGCCATGCAATTGTACAAAACAATCCTAACAGAGGAAGATTACACAAAACTGTTAGAAAAAATCATGTCATCAAAAGATCAAGTAAGAAAGTTCACAGAAGACATCCCTAAGCATGTACATTAATTAGTGGTTGTGGTATAATTATACAATGAAAAATCATTTTATTGAAAGCACTATCGATGTTGGTAGCGGCATTATATTATCTTTTCTAATTCAGATAATCATATTCCCATGGTTTGGCTTATATCCAACCATCTTAGATAGTTTAGGTATAACATTAATATTCACTATAGTCAGTATTATTAGGTCTGCATTATGGAGAAGATATTTTAGGAGAAACGAATGAGTCAAAATTGGGTACAAGATATTAAAGATATGCATACCAAGTTTGGTGTACGTGAAGCAACTCAAAAGCTATCACCAAACTTATTAGCAGAGTATTTAGATTTTCGTATTAAGTTCTTACAAGAAGAGCTTGATGAAACTAAGAATGCAGTACGTAATGCTGATGCAGAGGAAGTCGTAGATGGTCTTATCGATCTTTGTGTTGTAGCTATTGGTACACTCGATGCATACGGTGTAGATGCTGAAGAAGCGTGGAATAAAGTATTAATAGCAAACATGGCTAAAGAAGTTGGTGTTAAAGAATCTCGTCCAAATCCATATGGTTTACCAGATCTTGTAAAACCAGAAGGTTGGAAAGCACCATCACATCATGGTAATCACGGTATCATCGAGAAAGCACTTGACTAATTTAACACAATACTTACAAGAATGCACTGACTTTCTTGGTCAGATAACCATAGATCAAGCATTCATTGATTACCGCAATCAAAAGAAACAACAATTTGGTGCAAACGGTAGAGATGATAATACTCGTTTGATGCATGCTGATTGTTTGATTATAGAGTATTCTATGGTGCAATCTGCATTTGCATCTGAATCGTACTGTAAAGAGTTTGATTTTGAGATACGAAAGTACAATTCAAAAGTAGATGTAAAGATCTACAATAAATGGTTTAATGTACCAGCAGAGAAAACTAATTGGTATTTAATGAATATCAACAAAGGTTTATTAACCGATTTTGCTTTTTATAAGTGGGTGAATAAACCTCTTAAACCTTTAGAAGTTGGAAACGTGGTACAAGTAGAGCTGGTAGAGGTTAGAAACGCAAAAGAAGTGATGCAGAACCTAAGCATATCTCAGTATGGTGGCTACTACTATATACCTAAAAAATAAATGTACAATAAATGTAATTTGTGGTATTATACTATTATAAACATGGGAGTTTATTATGACAAAGCAGTATTCAAGACCTTCAGCACTAATCTTATTAGAAGCCGCTGATATCCAAGAGAAAAAAGGCCAAGACTATAACAATGCCGTAAGTCGAGTTCAACAAGCCGACTATTATGAGCATGGTGTATGGACAATCCTTGACATCATCAAAGCAAAATACCTTCGTATGGTATCTGTATTAGAAGCACAAGAAGCCGGTGGTAAACCAAACTATGAATCAGTCGAAGACTCAGCCCTCGATATGATTAACTATGCATCCTTTGTGGTAGCATACATGCGTGGTCAAATCCCTGGTC